TATTGCAAATAAAAGAATTGAAGAACATAAACAAAATATTAATATAAATAAATAAGGAGAAACTTACCTTGAATGAGATTAATATTAATAAAACATATAAAGAAAGTGATTGTGAGACTTGTTGGAAAAGAAAGTTTTGCAAAGAGTATGATTGTGAAGTAGATAATTGTCCATTTTGGGAAAGTGAAATGGAAGAAGATGAAAGGATGGATTATTAGTGAAGGAGGATGATTATAAGTATTGGATGAATTAAAATCTGGCATATATAAAATTACATGTAATGCAAATAAAATGATTTATATAGGGCAAAGTAAAGATATAAAAAGAAGATTTTCACATCATAAATACACATTAAAAAAGAATAAAAGTCATAATAAGCATTTACAGTATGCTTGGAATAAATATGGGAAAGATGATTTTGATTTTGAAATTATTGAAATGGTAGACATGGATGAGATAGACGAGAGAGAAAAATATTGGATAGAATATTATGATAGTTATAAGCAGGGTTTTAATCAAACTGAAGGTGGATCTGGAATTGGTCATAATAATAAAGTATATAAATATACAGGATTTAAGGATAATAAACAAAAAATAATTGCAAACCTGAATACAGGGGAAAGGTTTTATTCATTTGAGGAATTAAATAAACGTTACAAAATTAGTAATCCTTATTATTTTAAAAATATAATAGATGATATTAACGCAGGAATAAGATTTACGGCAATAGGTTATTATTGGTGTTATGATTATTATGGAATTGATGACAATGAAGAATTGCAAAACAGAATTAAACTAAAAGAAAAAAGTTTTTCACTTAAACCTATAAAAATTATTAATATAACAACAGGTGAAATATTTGAAAGTATAAATGAAGCAGGTAAATACTATAATATACCCAATGGTCAAATATCAAACTGCATTAATAAAAAAGTAAAATCAGCACATGGATATGTTTTTATGAGGTATGATGAATATGTAGAAAATGGTAAAAATTTTAATGAATATAATATAAAAATTAAAAAAATAAAGAAACAGGTTATAAATATAAATACTGGTAAGATATATCCAAGCATCAAAAATGCGTCCGAAGAAACAAAAATATCAAAAAGTAGCATAAGTAGTTGTTGTCGCCATAAAATAAAAAATGCTGGAGGATATCAGTGGGAATTTTATTATGATGGTATAGATATGTGCAATATTGAATTAAGAAATCCAAGAAATTATAAGAAGAAAAAAGTAATCAATATAAATACTAATATAATTTATAATAATGCTAACCAAGCGGCAAAAGCATTAGGATTGCGATCAAGTTCAATATTAAATGTTTGCAAGGGAAAACAAAAAACATGTGGTGGACACGTGTGGGAGTATTATGAAGAGGAGGATGATATTTTAAATTGAAAAAAGAAAATACATATATTATGAATTTGGAAGCAGCTTATATATACAAAGATATAATGAATGATAGGAAAATTACATATAAAAAAAGAGATTTAAATAAATTATTTTCCGCAACTATTCCTTATAGTTTAGAAACCATTAGGATAGACAAGATGTTTCCAGATGCTTTTTATATAATAAATAAAAAACAATATACAAGAACTATTATTAATATAACTTTTGATAAAAATTATACATATTGGGATGAAAAAGAGAATAAACGTAAAGTTGTTGCTAACAAAAAGAAGATTAGAAAATATCTTTATAATAATGGATTTTTGATGGATGGAATAAAGTATGTTTTTTATAAGAGAGGTTCAGGTAAAGCTAAAAATGGCTTTGCTTTATTTATTCAGGAAGATATGAAAGAATCTTTGCTTAGTAGAAGCAGACTTGGTTTAGTTTTTGAGGAGAACGAAGAACTAGACCTTACTTCCCTACTTGCTTATGAATCACTTATAACAAGTAGTATTGATTTTACTATTGAGTTAGATCCAAAAACCGAAATATTATTAATTGATGATATTTATGGTGAAGAATTTGAAACTGTGGCAAGTATTACAAGGGAAATTGATGGTAAGGTTATTACTAAAAATGAAACTATCATTTTGCAGAATTGCTTAACAGATGGACAAGGTTTATTAGATGAATCAGTTTTTTATAAGTATGATAAAAGCAATAATGGTTTTATGCTTCTTAGAAGTGATATGTTTAAATGCTGTGCATTTTATACTAAATTACAAGAATGGTTTAAGTATAACAATATAAAAGAAGTTAGAGATATGTTTGGGAATGTATATGATGCTAGTAAAGTTAAGTTAGTAACTACTCCTAATTCTCTTAAATTTTTGAAGTTTGCTTATAAAATTGGCGATGGTAGTAAAAAAGAGTGTTTTCAATATTGGATAGAAAATATTGATAATATTTTTGGTGTAGTAAAAATTGATAAAGATACTAATTATGGTAATTATAATAGGACTACGTATCAACTTTTAAATAGTATTCCTAACTTAACTTATGATGATTTGATGGAGATAACTAAAGAAGAAAGAGAATATGTAAATTTATTAAAGAATGATGATGCTGTATTTAGAAACTATCTTTTAAGAGATAGCAATTTTATTGCAATATTTAATGAGAATGTAGAGAGTGGTAATTTATCATCCTATGAGACAATGGATTTAATGAATTGCCTTATGTTAATAAATTCTGATATTCAAAACACAAGAAAGTTTAAACAAATAAAATCAGATCTTATTTATAATTATATTAACAATCTTAAAATGGGTAGAATAAGGATAAAAGATAATAAATATGTAACAATATTTTCTAATCCATATGAGATGTTGCTGGCTTCTATTGGTAGATATAAAAATATATCTATTATGAAAGGTAGAGAAATTTATTGTCCATATTATAATGATAATCAGGAATTTTGTGTGTCGAGAAACCCCCATGTGAATGCCGGTAATGTAATGTATGCAAAAAACAAATATCATGGTGAATATGATTGGTTTAATATTACGGAGAATATTTGCGCTATTAATTTCTTTGATAATGATGCTCCAGATAGATTGCAAGGTTGTGATTCTGATGGAGATACTATTCTTTTATTACCTCATAAAATTTTGGTTAGTAAATCAAAATATTGTGAAGAAAATTTTACTACACCTATAAATAAAGTTAATGGAAGTTTTTTACCAAGAAAATATCAAGCAAATGATATTTGTAAATTAGATATTATTTTGAGTAACAATTACATAGGTAAAATAATTAATTTATCTCAAATAATTAATTCATATATGAATGATGCTATCTACAATAATAAGTCTAAAATTGATGTGGATGAATTATACCAATTAAGTAGCAAACTTTCTTCTTTATCTCAAATTGAAATAGATAAAAGTAAAAAACTTTTTGATAATGTAAATATGAATAATGAATTAAAGATTATTAGAAATAATAGATTAATTGAATTTATTGAAGGTAAAGATAGATTTAATAAAGTAGTTAAAAAAATGATCGTGCCAAATTTTTTTTCTATGATATCTTCTTATAGTGATTATAGAGTTTTCCAGATATTTAATACTCCAATGGATATATTGTGGGATGTATTGGTATTTGAAGATGGACATAAAACAAAAAATAAAGAATTTGGAGAATTGTTGATTGCTCCTTATGAGGCAGGGAAATATAACTCCAATCAGATAGAAATTATTTATAAAATTATAAGTAAATGCGGTAAAAAACTTAATAGTTTGAGGTATTCTCATTGCAAATTAAATGAAAATGCAAAAAATACTATATCTAAAAAAGAAAAAGAAAAAGCAATTTTCGATTTAAAAAAATATAAAATAAAACTACCTACGGTTTTAAATATTTTAAGAAGATGTTTTAAAGTTAATAATGATGAATTTGGATTTTCTAAATATGCAATGATTACATTAAATTTATTATATAAGAGCAACAAAATGGAAGTTATTCAATGTTTTAAAAATATAGGTGTTTTAGATGATGATGTTTTAATAGAAGAAAGTAAAGAATGGGAATATAATATTTTTGGAAAGTATTATAAGAAAATACAAATAAAATCGTTAAAAAGTGGGAAAGAAGAATAAAATGTGTTTTAGAATATAACATCAAATAGCGATCATTACATTATTTGTACGTATGATTAATTTTAATAATTATGTTCGATATTATAGATACATTACAAATATAAATAAAGGAGAGATATAACCAAATTTGATTGAGATAACCAAAGAAGAAATGAA